ATAATTCTAGGTAACATGGATGCTAAAGCAGCGACAGTACAGTTTTCTGTTTACCTGCAACTAAAAGACGACATTGGACGAACATGGGGTCTACGCAACCCAGAGCCAACAGTTATAGATTTTAGTAAGTGGATAGAGATCTTAGAACTAGGTACTTTTAACCCAGTAGAACAAATAGCAATAAAGGCTGCACTATACAACCATAGACGGGCGGCTACTAAAAAAATAATTTTTAGCACATTAGTAGATGGGGAGTACGCGCCAGAGCTAGAGGAAAATGAGCAGAGGGAATTACGTGGTTTAGCAACGACGATATATAAACAAGTGAAGGAGTTACAAAAACATGAGTAGCATGACACCAGAACTGACGTTAAACAGGATTATAGAGGCTCCAAAAAACAGTCCTATCGCTGTCTTCAAGAGCGATAAAGGCGGTTGCGTAGACGCGATGTTTGCAAATACCGTTGTGAGTCAACAGCGGATCCAGTCGGGGATTGGTTTGATTGGCGTTTTTGATAAGAAATCGAAGGTTAAAGAAGTTTATGCCACGCTCAAAAACAATGTAGCTCCCTATGCAAATAGTAACCCTTGATTTCGAAACTTTCTATGACAAGCAATATAGCTTGTCGAAACTCACGACTGAGGAATATATACATGACTATCGCTTTGAAGCAATCGGTGTTGCCACAAAAATAAACGAGAACGAAACAACGTGGTGTAGTGGCGACCATTCCGAGATACAGAATTATTTAGACGCTATAGATTGGGACGACTCCATCATGGTGGCGCATAACGCTATGTTCGATGCTGCAATTCTCTCATGGCGATTTAATATAAAACCTAAACGTATTGCAGATACGTTATCAATGTCGAGAGCTATTGACGGTGTTAATGTAAAACATAGTTTAGCTGCTGCCGCTGCCCGATATAAGTTAGGGCAAAAAGGAACTGAAGTCGTAGCTGCGTTGGGCAAACAAAGAAAGGATTTTGGTACTGAAGAACTAGACCGGTATGGTGGGTATTGTATTAACGATGTTGAGTTGTGTTTTAAATTATTCCGTTTATACGCGGGACAGTTTAGCCGTGAAGAACTGGAGATAGTTAGCCTAACCATAAAGATGTTCAGCGAGCCTGTGCTAGAGCTAGATTCTCTATTGCTAGAGCAGCATCTTAGGGTAATAAAAGATGAGAAAGCAAAGTTAATAGCTTCAGCTAGTACCGACAGAGAGACTCTCCAATCTAATCCTAAGTTTGCAGAGCAGCTAAAAACGTTAGGTGTGATACCCCCTACCAAGACATCTATTCGTACCGGTAAGAAAACTTTTGCGTTTGCGAAAAGCGACAGAGCACTACAGGAATTACGAGAGCATCCTAACCATGATGTTCAAGTATTGGTTTCAGCCCGTCTCGGCGTGAAATCTACAATTGAAGAAACACGAACCGAAAGAATGCTTGGTATTGCGCAGCGAACAGGAGTTCTACCTGTCCCCTTACGGTATTACGCTGCCCATACAGGGCGTTGGGGTGGTAGTGACAAACTTAACATGCAAAACCTACCAACCCGAAAAGGTAATACTATTAAACAAGCTATTACCGCACCGGAGGGGTGTTTACTCATTGACGCGGATTCCGCACAAATAGAAGCAAGGGTATTAGCGTGGCTTGCTGGGCAAACCGATTTAGTGGACGCATTCGCTGCGGAACAAGATGTCTACAAAATTATGGCCGCGACCATATACGACAAACCCACTGCTGAGATATCAAAATCAGAAAGGTTTGTAGGTAAAAGTGTTGTTCTAGGATCAGGCTACGGTATGGGGGCTAATAGATTCAAAGCGCAATTATGGGGCTTTGGTGTTGAGATAGAGTTGGATGAAGCCCAACGAATTATTGACACGTACAGAAGCAACTACTCAGATATCCCTGCTCTATGGAAAGACGGACAAGCCTGTCTGAGTGCAATATTGGACGGTCACACGAGAACACTTGGTGTCCAACCACAGGTAGTGTATCTGGATGAGAGCGCAATAGATGGGTATACGAATTTTGTGCTACCAAATAAAATGATGTTGGGCTACCCAGTGCTAGAGCGCACTAAAGATTTCGAGTATTCGTACCTAGCTAAGAACAACGTGCGTACGAAGATATACGGCGGTAAGGTCATAGAGAATGTTTGCCAAGCCATAGCACGATGTATTATTTCATGGCAGATGCTTAAAATTGCTAAGAAATATAAGGTCGCGTTAACAGTCCATGACTCTATTGTTTGTGTGATAGAAGAAACTGAAAAAGAAGAAGCGAGGAGTTACATAGAGACTGTAATGAAAACTCCACCCGAGTGGGCAACAGGACTACCGCTTAATTGTGATATTGGAATAGGGCGATCCTATGGAGAATGCCAATGACTAACACTACAAAAATGCCTTGGTTAAAGACAGACCGCGCTGATTCTAAAGCGGAAAATGACAAGATTACAGACCAATCGCTAACCATTAAGGAGTGCCGGACGCTGCTGGAGGTTATCTCGTATGTTGAACCGTCATCAGGTGGTTGGAACACAGAATATAAAACAAGGCTGCGCGGACTAAAACAGAAAGCAGTTCGAGGTGCAGCAATGGAAACACCCAGTGAAACACGGGAGCGACACAACATTGAAGAATACGAAGAACAAGCCCAAACGGAAGACGAATTGTTTAGCTGGTGGGAGGAACTCGACGAACAACATGAAAGAAAACTAGAAGAAGATTATGAAGCTTATGAAGAAACAGAGATAGAACGGCAACATGAAGAAGCGGAGATAGAACGGCAAATAGAAGAAACCGAGATAGAACGGCAGATAGAAGAACAAGAAGAAATAGAGATAGAACGGCAAATAGAAGAAACAGAGATAGAACGGCAGATAGAAGAACAAGAAGAAATAGAGATAGAACGGCAAATAGAACAAGAACAAGAACAAGAACAATACCGAGTAGGAAAACGGTGGGAGGATTTCTCGATAGCAGAAATAGAAAAAGAATATAAACAAAAAAATAAAGGAAATAGATCATGAATAACGAATTTTTTAGGGTGAAAGGCCGACGTGCTGGGTTCGATAAGAGCCCATTCGAGGCGGTCCTCAGTCGGAAGTCGGTGTTGTACGCAGTTCGCAATAATGATGGAAGCCTGTATGCACTGATTGACGGCCCACTGGGAGAAGTAAATCTGACCCCATCGCCCTACCCTGATGTCCTAGATGGGGAAGATAAGGAGTTGTTATTCGATTGGCTTACAGGGATGGATTTTTAATGGGCGATGATAAAACTATAGACTATGAGTATTCCATCATCGAATTGCGGGGGCTGATGAAGATTTGTTTAAAACTGAAATTAGGACATACCGATACCTATCGGGGCTATAAAAAAATGCTGAAACAACAAGAAGCTGCGGCCCTTCGGGATTGGGAGAGCGTACAAAAAACTATGAAGAAGGCTAATACTAATGCCTTAACAATACTAAGAGTCCCGCCAGAATGAATTTTTGTTGGTCTTATTCGTCACTATCTTTGTTCACGCAATGCGCCCGGAAGTTTCATCGCTTACGTATATTAAAAGATATAGTAGAGCCAGAGTCGCGACATCTAACGTACGGCAAAGAAGTTCACCAAGTTGCCGAGGAATACGGGCGCGATAACAAAGAGATACCAGAGGAACATAAGTTTATTCAGCCCCACATAGACACTTTGCTGAGTGCGGCGGGGGATAAATTCTTTGAGTATAAGATGGCGCTAACTGCTGATTTAGAACCCTGTGATTTCTGGGACAAAGAAGCATGGTGGCGAGGCATAGCTGATTTCATCTCTGTAGATAACAAAAAAGCCCTGTTAGTGGATTACAAGACTGGTAAGTCCGCAAGATATGCGGACACTAAACAATTAGAGATACTATCCCTTGCTATCTTTAACCATTTTCCAGAGGTTGAATGTGTTAAAGGGGGGCTACTATTCTTAGTGTCAAAAGAGTTTAAACAAGCTAATTTCTATAGGAAAGAAGAGGAGAAATATTGGGCTAATTGGGACACCGAATTAGCTAGATTGAATATGTCTTTCGAGGCTGATACTTGGAACCCCACCTCTAACTTTACTTGCCGTAAATTCTGCCCGGTCTTAGACTGCGAATATAATGGGAGGGGATAAAAAATGCCATTGAAAAAAGGTACAAGTAAAAAGAACATAGCGGCCAACGTGGAAGAACTCATAAAAGCGGGTCGGCCTAAAAACCAAGCGATTGCGATTGCGCTTTCTATAGCAAGAGGTAAAGCAAATGCCGTACAAAAACCCAAAAAAGGATCGAAACTACAAAAAAGAGTACCAGCTTCAGAAAAAAAGAAACGAAAGAAAAGCTAGAAATACTCGCGAACGAGCTAGATACGAAGCTAAAAACCCCGGCAAGGATGGGAAGATTACGGATGTAAAAGGGGAAGACATTGATCACAAGAAGCCTTTGTCTAAGGGTGGTACAAATAAAAAAAGCAATCTGAGAAGCGTGTCGCCAAGTAAGAATAGGTCGTTCAGCCGCAATTCAGATGGAAGCGTAAAAAGAAACGTGCCCAAGAAGAAAAAAACTAAGAAGAAAAAATAGAGGCGGGGGACATAATTAACATAGGAGTAATACGTGCAAATTATAGAAGACAGAATATTATTAAGAACACGCCATCCTGAAAAAGTTGTAGATAAAATTCCCCAAAGTTCCGTAGTGAATATTAAGGATGATATCTACACCATTTGTGTGGATTGGAATCTCCCGACTGCCCAAAAATTGGCGGGACTAAAAATGAAAGGAGTTCCAACCAGAAGACCACCGCAGAATTTCTGACACTTAACCCCCGTGCATTTTGTTTTAACGAACAAGGCACAGGTAAAACTGCCGCGGCTATCTGGGCTTCCGACTACCTACTAGCTAAAAAGCATATCACCCGCGTTCTTATAGTCTGTCCTTTGTCTATTATGCAATCAGCATGGCAAGCAGACTTATTTAAATTTGCGGTACATAGAAATGTAGGGGTTGCTTATGGGCCACGGGAGAAGCGTGAGAAGATAATTAATAACACAGAATACGAATACATCATTATCAATTACGACGGTATAGAAGTTGTTAAAGATACTATCGCGAGTAACAATTTTGACCTGGTAATCATAGATGAGGCTAATGCCTATAAGACATCCACTACCAGACGTTGGAAAACCATGAGCAAACTTATAGGGCCGTCTACATGGATGTGGATGCTCACGGGGAGTCCTGCCGCACAGTCCCCAGTCGATGCGCATGGCCTAGCTAAATTATGCGTACCGGACAATGTGACGCGCTCACTCACAACATTTCGTAATTTGGTTATGTATCCAATATCAAGGTTTAAGTGGGTTCCTAAACCTGATGCTTTAGATACTGTGTTTAAGACACTACAACCTGCTATTAGATTTACTAAAGAGGAATGCCTGGATTTACCAGCAATCACTTATGTAGAGCGAGAAGCACCTCTTACGCTCCAACAAGAGCATTACTACAAGATATTAAGAACTAAATTTCTTATGCAAGCGGGCGAAGAGCAAGTTACTTCGGCTAATGTTGCTGTGAACATGAGTAAGCTACTACAAGTCTCAGGTGGGGCCGTCTATTCAAATACTGGAAACACAATTGAATTTGATGTGTCTAACAGACTTAAAGTAATCAAAGAAGTAATCGACGAAGCGATTGCAAAGGTACTCATCTTTGTACCATTCAAACATACGATTAAACTTCTGCACGAATACCTCCTTGACAAAAATATACCCACAGAATGTATAACCGGCGACACCACTTTAAACCAGAGAACCGATCTGTTTAAACGGTTCCAAGAGTCGGATGATATAAAAGTTTTTATTATCCAACCGCAGGCCGCAGCCCATGGTGTGACATTGACTGCTGCCAGCACAATTATATGGTACGCCCCCGTAACCTCCACGGAAATATACTTACAAGCCAACGCTCGTATTAATCGGCGTGGGCAAAAGAATGTTATGACAGTGGTGAATATTCAAGGCTCTGCGGTAGAGCGACGGCTATATAGTCTGCTATCGGGCCGACTTGATGCCCACGTCAGGCTGCTCGATTTATACAACGAAACTATTAGCGAATAACCCTTTGACAATGTCAAAGATGCGAGTAAACTACGGCAGATAATATAAAGGCAAGCCGAGATAGAACCGGCGTGTCAGCGGACTCGGCTTTACCGCTCGCGCCACCCCTTAAACGGTATTTCTAAACGGAGTAAACGACACATGAGTGCCCTTATGCAGGAGAGAACTTATTCACTGGACGAGATGGCGGGAGCATTTCTTGCCATCAGGAATAAAATTTCGGAAGTCCAAAAAGAAGCGGACAGAGAAATAAAAGCACTGGAGAACCAGAAGAACTTAATCGCAGCAGAATTTGAAAAGGTCTGTGAGAAAGACGGTGTAAATAGTATCAACACAAATTCTGGAACGATCATCCGAAGTGTCCGACAGAGATACTGGACTTCAGATTGGATTACTTTTTGTGATTTGATGAAAGAGCACGATGCGTTTGACCTAGTTGAGCAGCGCATACATCAGGGGAACATAAAAAAATTCCTTGAAGAAAACCCAACTATCCAGCCCCGTAATTTAAACGTTGAATCTAAGCATTCAATAACTGTCCGCCGACCCAAAAAATAAGGAAGTAGACCATGGCTAAAAATCTAACCGCTGAATCTGTTCCATTTGATTTGCTGAATGTACCAGAGCATATCCAACAAACAGAATTATCAAAATCCCTTACTACTACTCAGAGCATTATGGTTCCCCGTATTGTGTTCAACGGTAAGGGGTCTTGGGAGATGAAACTAGGCTCCGAATCGCAAAAGCACATCGAATCTAAGGATTTGAACGTCATAATCATAGGAGTAGCACCCCAAGTTTCTCGGGCGTTCTACGAGGATGCGTACTCTCCGGGCTTTGCCAAACCCCCCGTTTGCTGGTCCGCGGACAGCATTAAACCGAGTAACGCTATAGCAAGTCCACAAGCTGGTACATGTGCTGCGTGCGAGAAAAACATTAAAGCGGTGGGTGGTAGTAAGCCGTGTAGATTTTTCCGTAGGATTGCTGTGGTTAGCCCCGATGATATAACCGGGCAGATTTACCAGATGCAGCTCCCAGCCACGACCATATTCCCGCAAACCAGCGAAACTAAGATGGCGTTTAATGGGTACGTTAAATTCCTCAATAGTAAAAATACACCCATCGACCGAGTGGTTACTCAGATGTATTTCGACGAGGAAGTGAGCTACGGCAAACTATATTTTACAGCAGTAGAATTCGTCAGCGAGGAAAACACAAAGATTCTAGAAACGCTGGTTGATGCGCCAGAAATACAAGAGGCTATAACAACTTCCTACGCATCTAAAAGTACAGGGGACGCAGCATCTACCACAGGATTTGTTGCACCTAGTGCGGCACCTACACCCACGAGCAGTACAAAAGAAAAACCTGCAGTAAAAACACGCACTAAGAAAACGGTCGCCCCGCTTAAAGAGGCAAACCTTGGCGATATTATGGAGGATTGGACAGATGCGGATGTCGATGACGAATGATTACGGACAACCGCGGCTACAGTAAAAAAATAATCCTAGCTAACAGAGAAGCATCCGAAGAAAGTATTGGAGTTCAGCTAGGAAGATATTGTATCTCTCGGGATATTTCTGTTTCCGAGATTGCAGATTATTTTGAAGTTACCCGAATGACTATCTACGGATGGTTTGACGGTACATGGGTGCCCCGGCTATTAAAACATAAAAAGAAAATAGCGGAGATGCTCAAAACTGGGGGCTGGAATGTTCATCAAGAGGGGGAGTAATGCTAAAACTCTTGTCACGGATACTCGCCCCGCAGGGATACTATTGTCTTGTAGGGCTTAAAAAAGACACGTCGCCGAAGCAAAGTTTCTACGAAACGTTAGAAGATGTTGAATCTGGAGCACAGAATTTACTATCCAATAACTACGATACTTATTTCGCGTGTGCAACATTTAAAGAACCTTATAAACGTACGCAAGTTAATGCTACGTGGTTCAAAAGTTTTTTCTTAGATATAGACTGTGGGAAAGGGAAACCATACGCCAATCAAAGTGAAGCTATTCTTGCGCTAAAAGAATTCTGTACTCGTACTAAATTACGAGTGCCTACATTGGTTCTAAGCGGTAGTGGCGTCCACGTTTACTGGATTCTTTCCGAGGCGATAGAGAAAACTGAATGGCTTCCTGTTGCTGAAAAATTAAAGGTTCTATGTGTAGAGAACAACCTAGAGGCTGACGCGGCTATAACCGCTGATGCCGCTCGTATTCTGCGAGTCCCAGACACCTATAACTATAAAACTGACCCCCCTGTACACGTAACGTGTATACACGAAGGTTCTGATACTAGCTTTGAGGGGTTCAAGAAAGTTGTGGGGAGTGTCCAGCAACGGCACGAACCACGAGAGCCATATGCCGCGTCACATAGGGATAGCCAACAGTACTCGTTCCACAAAATTATGACGCGCACCCTCAAAGGAAAAGGGTGCGGCCAAATTAGCTACGCAGTAAATAACCAAGAGGAGGTGGGGTACGGGTTATGGCGGGGCGTATTATCCGTAGCCGCTAACTGCAAAGATTCTAAAATAGCTATCCATGCTGTCTCTAAAAAACACCCCAATTACACTGCGGCAGAAACGGAAAAAATTGCGAAGGGCACAGTTGATAAACCTCAACTATGTACGACGTTCCATGAAACCAATCCTGGTATCTGCGATACGTGTTCTCACTTTGGGAAAATGGGCGGTCCAATAGACCTTGGGGTAAGAATTAAGAAGTCCGCGGACCTGCAAATATATTTACCTAAGCCGTATTTCCGGGCGGCAGCAGGTGGCATCTACAAAAAATCCCGCGACCTTGACGACGATGATCTCCTAGTCTGTAAACATGATTTTTTCTTGGTCCGACGCCTTAATGATACAGAAAAAGGTGACACAGCTTTGGCAAGATTCATCCTGCCCAAGGATGCCCCCCGCGAATTTTATATACCTCTCTCTGTTATGCGGAGCAAAGAAGAACTAGGGAAACACCTTGGGCAACATGGGTTGCCACTATTGTCTAAACAACTAGACGCGATGATGGTGTACCTAATAGCGTGTACAGATAAACAGCAGGCGGAAAAAGAAATCGAAATTATGCGTACACAATTCGGGTGGGTCGATGGAGATAAAAAGTTCATCCTTGGGGATAAAGAGATAGGCCAAAAAGAAACCAAAGAAAGCCCTCCTTCCCCAATAACGGAATCCCTGTGCCACTGGGTACAACCTAAGGGAGAGCTAGAGGAATGGAAGAAAGTTGTCTCGATCTATGACCAAGATGGTTTTGAACCACATTGTTTTGGTTTTTTCACAGCCTTCGGCGCACCGCTTATGAAGCACCTAGGGTTCAACGGCGCGCTGATTAATCTGATTAACTCCTCTTCTGGTACAGGTAAGTCAACTATTCTTAAAGTGTGCAACTCCGTGTACGGCCACCCCGACAGACTTCTAGCCCAAGAAACCGACACGTTTGCACACAAAATGTTTAGGTTGGGCATCATGAATAACATGCCTTATACGATTGATGAGGTAACCAATATGGACCCGGCAACTGTTTCTAAGTTGCTATATAACGTAAGTCAGGGGACAGGCCCCGGACGTATGCAAGCCCAGACTAATGTTGAACGGAAAAACGATACGTCGTGGTCGCTTATCGCATTAGCAAGTGCGAACTCGTCGATGGCTGAAAAACTAGGTTTGATAAAACAATTTGCTGACGGGGAACTTATGCGGCTGCTTGAGTACCGCATTGACCAGACAGACAACATCAGTAAGTCAGATGCGTATGACCTATTTGAGGGGACTATGCTACATAACTATGGTTTGGCTGGGCCAAAATATATCCAGTATTTGGTTAGCAACCTAGAGACTGCGGTCCGACTAACAAAGGATACGCAAAAGACGTTAGATAGTAAGATGAATCTGGCGGCGAAGGAAAGGTTTTGGTCAGCCGTAATTGCCTGCAATTTATCCGGCGCGTATATGGCCTACCACCTAGGCTTAATAGATATTAACGTAGAGCGCGTGGATAAGTGGACTAAAGATACGCTTATCCCCATGTTACGGGAGCAAGTTTCAGACCCGAAAATAGATTTCATTGGGGTATTGGGGGGTTTCCTAAACGCTAATCGCGGGAGCATATTAGTTGTAAATGGGGTTACAGACTCTAGAACAAACTTACACCCTGCCCCTTTGGTAGAACCTAGGTTTGAGTTAACAATAAGACTAGAACCAGATGAAAAAACTTTATACGTCTCTAGTAAAGTGCTAAGGAGATACTGCGCTACAGAGCAAATTATTTTTAAAGACCTGCTTTCTGATCTAGCCGAGAAGAATATATACAAAGGGGCTAAGAACAAACGAATGGCTACTGGAACCTCTATTAATTCATACCCGGTGGAAGCCCATATGTTCGACGTTTCCGCAGATGACTTAATCGACACCGATCAGTTTGTAAAGGCATTAGAGCAACAAACAGATGACCCGGATACACGGAATAGTCTTTGATGTTCAATGGGATAAATTTGAGGTACACAGCTCTTTCTTTATCCCATGCCTCGACGACAGAAAAGCGAGAAAACTTTTGTATGTGGAATGTAGGAAACGAAAACTACAGGTGCGTATAAAAACAGTTATAGAAGATAGAATACGAGGAGTTAGAGTTTGGAGGCTGAAGTAAAGCGCCTACCATTTAGCTTTGTTCGCCCAATAAGCGGCTGACATCTTCCCCTTCGCTATATTTTTCCCGTGCCGAGCCTTGAAAGATTTCCGTCTGGCTTTCTGCTTGGCGGATTCTCCAGCCTTAGGCTTGCCAGCAGTGGTCACGCCTTGCTGACCAAAGCGGATTAGTTTTATTTTACCCCCCTCTTTGGCAACTACGACATGGGATTTTTTAGGGTGCTTAGGAGTTCGTTTAGGTTTGTTGTATCCTGAAACTCCAGCACGAACAAGCCGGGAGTCTTTCGCTTTGTTACTTTTACGCATTGTGGCTATTGCAACCTCTTAGCAATTCGTAATTTCACTTCGTTCTTTTCTTCCCGTACTTCCTTTAGCCCTTCTTGCAAATCCGTATTGTCCGGGTCCGTCCGCAACATCCGCTTATATTCAACCTCTGATTTCACCAAGGCCCGCCGTTCCATGATGTCCATCTGCAGAT